CATTTTCAAAGTCCGCGGCGGCGTCGAGCGCGAGGATGGCAGTCGCGGCAGCACCAACATCGGCAAGCAGGCTGGCAAGGGCTACCTCGGCAGCGAGGAACGCGCCTTTACGTTGGCGGCGGCGCAAGATCAGTTCGTCGCGCAGCCAGTCGCCTTCCACGCTAACGCGCAGGCTTGTCAACTTCCCGGCCCCGCCCGCGACACAAGCATTAGCGATAGTCTTACTCGGTCGCAACAAGCGGCGGTTGCGCAGCCGGTGGCGATTGGGTTAGACGAGGAGCAAAACGCTTGCGTGGAAGGGTTCGGCACATTGAAGGCACGCATGGAAGGAGGCGGCTTTGAGGGGTCTGTGATGACTCCCGCTATGCAAGTCCGCCGCCTCACGCCCGTCGAGTGCGAGCGGCTGCAAGGCTTCCCTGACGGCTACACGAACATCCCGTGGCGCAAGAAGCCCGAAGCACCGGACGGCCCGCGCTACAAGGCGCTCGGCAACAGCATGGCCGTGCCGTGCATGGCCTGGATCGGCAAGCGGATTGCGGAGGTGGACAATGACCCTCTGGCTTGACTTTGAAACCCGTAGCCGGTGCGACCTTTTTAGCGCAGGGGTCTACAACTACGCGCGCGATGCCAGTACCGAAGTGCTGTGCATGTCCTACGCCTTTGATGACGAGCCGGTGCAGACATGGCTCCCCAACATCCCGTTCCCCGAGCGGGTGGCCAACTTCCGTGGGCAGATACGCGCGCACAACGCCGCCTTTGAGCGGCTGATCCTGTGGTACATCTGCCAGACTGACCACACGCTGACGCAGTTCTATTGCACCGCCACTCAAGCGCGTGCCAACTGTCTGCCTGGCTCCCTTGAGGACATCGGTCGCGCCATATCCTCCAAGATGCGCAAAGACCATCGCGGCTCGCAGCTCATTCGGCTTCTGTCCATCCCGCGCGCGGACGGTACCTTCAACAACGACCCCGCGCTGATGGCCGAAATGGTCGCCTACTGCGAGCAGGACGTGCGCGCCATGCGCGATGTCAGTAAGGCCATGCGCGACCTGACCGACACCGAACTAGCCGACTACCACGCCAACGAGCGCATCAACGACCGGGGCGTGCGGGTTGACCGTCCGCTCTGCCAAGCGGCCATGCGCTACGCCACCGCCGAGCTTGTGGAAATCGAAGAAACCGTGGCGGAAGTCACCAAGGGCGAAATCACATCCGTGCGATCCCCGAAGATGCGGGAATGGGTGTGGGAGCGCGTCGGTGATGAAGCCCGTAAGCTGATGACCGTCTACAAGGACGGCGAGAAGAAGCAGTCCATCGACAAGACCGTTCGGGCGAACCTTCTGGCGATGGATAATCCTGAGCAGGTGCCACCCGAGGTGGCCGAAGTCATCCAATGTGCGGATGATTTGTGGGCGTCATCCGTCGCCAAGTTCAACCGTCTCAACCAACTCGCTGACGTGGAGGATTCCCGTGTCCGAGGCGCCTTTGTTTTTGCAGGTGGAAGTGCAACTGGCCGCGCTTCATCCTACGGCGCACAAGTCCATAACTTTACGCGCAAGGTTAGCGCCGACCCCGAGCAGACCCGTTTCGCAATGGTACGTGGTCACGATATCGTCCCCAAGTACGGTAAGCGCGTCACAGACGTTCTTAAGGGAATGCTGCGCCCTGCTATCATCCCCGCCGAAGGACACGCCTTCGTCGTAGCCGACTGGAACGCCATCGAAGCGCGGGTGCTGCCGTGGCTTACCGATGATCAGCTTGCGGAGGACACCCTCACCGCCTTTCGCGAAGGCCAAGACATCTACAAGCGCGAAGCCGCCAACATCTACCGCACGACCCCTGACGCCGTGACCGACGAGCAGCGGCAAATCGGCAAGGTCGCCATCCTCTCGCTTGGCTTCGCAGGCGGCGTGGGGGCGTTCAGCGCGATGGGCCGCAACTACGGCATCACGCTACCCGAAGCCCAAGCGCAGCAAATCGTGCGCGCCTGGCGGCTTGCCAACCCGTGGGCGGTGCGGTTCTGGGACAAACTAGAAGTCGCCTACATGCGCGCCATGCGCCACCCCGGCTACCCTGCCAAGGCCGGGCGGGTCGCCTACTACTACGACAAGCAACACCTGTGGTACGCCCTGCCTTCGGGGCGGATCTTGTGCTACCCGTTTGCACGGCTGGAGAAGGATGGGGTATCGTATCTCAAAGCCTCATGGAAGCCCGCCGCCGATGCCACCGAATGGCCGCGCGCGCGGTTGTGGAAGGGACTTGCGGCAGAGAACATCACGCAAGCCACCGCCCACGACGTACTCCGCGAGGCGTTGCGCAAGCTCGACAAGGTGGTTCTGCACGTGCATGACGAAATCGTACTGGAAGTGCGAGAAGCCGACGCCGCTACAGCGTCCGCTACGCTTGCATCCGTGATGAATACCGCGCCTGAGTGGGCGACGAATCTGCCGCTCAAAGCCGGCGTCAAGGTGATGACCCGCTACGGCAAGTGACAAAAAAAGACCCGCCGGGTTAGGGCGGGTCGAAGGCACACAAGAGGAAACGACATGCAATACCTGGACTATCTTACACAAATCGCCCCGGAAGGGGAAACCCTTTTGTTCGTCCGGCAGAAGCCCGTGATGTACGCCGGCGAACACATCACACACAAGGACGGCACGCCCAAGTACACATGGCCTGCCTTTCTGCCTGAGCGCGCCAAGCTGACCAACCCCGGTGCGTGGTACGCCAACACCGGCTGCTTCATCGTGGAGCGCATGACCGAAGGCGTATCAGCCTCCGCCGCCAACTGCGAGCGGGTCGCCTTCATGGTGCTGGATGACGTCGGCACCAAGGCCAAGACCCCGCCGATTGAACCCACGTGGAAGATGGAAACCTCCCCCGGCAACTTCCAATGGGGCTACACCTTCCGGCTTGACGATCAGCCGATGAAGGGTGAATTCGCCGCCGCTATCAAGGCGATTGCCGAAGCCGGGTACACCGACCCCGGCGCCATAAACCCCGTGCGGAACTTCCGCCTTCCGGGTAGTATCAACCTCAAGCCTGGGCGTGACGCCTACGCCGCGCAGCTCACCGAGTTTCATCCACTCCGTGAGTTTGACCTCCCCACCCTGGTCAATGCGTTTGGCGTCACGCCCGGGCACCCCGACACCGCGTACATCCGCGGCATCGCCCTAGAGGATGACGGGATGGATGAAGTCCTTGAGTGGATCCAAGAGCGCGGCTTCCTGACCTCACGCGCCGGCGCCGAAGGCTGGTATGGCGTCATCTGCCCGAACCACGCTGCGCATACGACGGGCGATCCCGAAGGGCGTTACCACCCCGTCAACCGCGCCTATACCTGCTTCCACGGGCATTGCGGCGACTGGAATAGCGAGAAGTTCCTGCGGTGGGTCGAGGCCGAGGGCGGCCCCAAAACGGGCTACGGGCTGCGGGATGACCTCTTGGCGAAGAAGATGGAGGCCGCCTTGTCGCGCATCACCCCGACCGAAACCTTCCCCGACGAGGCCGCCGAAGTGGTAGCCGAAGTCGAGCGGCGCGAAATTGGCAGGGTTGAAAAGACCCAATGGTACGAGCGGTTCGCCTACCTGCAAGACGATGACGCCTATTTCGACCTGCAAGAGCGGCGCGAAGTCAGCCGCAGCACCTTCAACGCCTTGTTCCGGCACGTCACCTGTCAGAGCATCCACAACGGCCGGCGCATTGAAGCGTCGGTCTGCTACGACGAGAACCGCCAAGCGATGGGCGCCCCGGCGTTGATCGGCGTGACCTTTGCCGCCGGCGAGGACATCCTCGTAGCCCGTAACGGCCTCGCCTACGGTAATCGGTGGCGCAACGCGCGCCCCGCCGTGACCGAGGGCGATATCCAGCCGTGGCTCAAACACGCCACGCGCATGATTCCCGACTTCCAAGAGCGCAACCACGTCCTCGACGTGATGGCCTACAAGCGTCAGCACCCCGAGCGCAAAATCAACCATGCCGTTTTGCACGCCGGGCGGCCTGGCAGCGGCAAGGACAGCCTGTGGGCGCCGTTCCTCTGGTCAATCGGCGGCAAGATGCAGTCCAACGTCAGCATCGTGCGAAACGAGGAAGTGACGAGCCAATGGGGTTACGCCCTAGAAGCCGAAGTCATGGTCATCAACGAGCTGCGGCAGGCCGAAGCGAAGGATCGCCGGGCGCTGGAAAACCAACTCAAGCCCATCATCGCAGCGCCGCCGGAACT